ACCGAGAATAACGAAATACATTTTTCCAGTGATAAAGAATTGAAAGAATACTATTCTGATGGTGTTCAAATCCTACAATGGTTTAAGGCACATCGTGCAGATTTTTTCCAAAAGAAAGACCATGAATTAGTTGGTATAGAAGTTCCGATAAACATAGTTCCACTTGAAACTCACCCAACTGTAAAGTTGGTTGGGTTTCTTGATTTGGTAATTAAGAATACCAAAACAGGAGACATATACATATATGATTTCAAAACGAGCACAAACGGCTGGAACAAATATGCAAAGACTGATAAAGTAAAAACATCACAGTTGTTACTTTACAAAACATATTACGCAAAACAATATGATGTTAGTCCAGAACAAATACATATTGAGTATTTAATTCTTCGCCGTAAAATAATGGAAGATGCGGAATATGAGGCGATGAAACAACGAGTTCAACGGTTTGAACCATCCAACGGCAAAGTTTCACAGAACAATATCAAAAAAGAAATTGCAGAATTTATCACAACAAACTTTACGGAAGAAGGTGAGTATCGTTTGAATGTTATACAACCAGCAGAAGCTGGTCGCGATTATGCAAATTGTAAATACTGTGAGTTCAATAAAAATGAAGAACTCTGTCCGAAAGAAAAAAGAAATGCTTTACCATTCTAAAAATGTGGGGTATGGACTATTGATTGAATAGTTTGTTGTCAAAATTCTATTAAAAAAATCTCCGTCCATATCCTACTTTTTATTTTTCAGATTGATATTTATAGATGACAACAAATTTATATTTCAATCTGAAAACGGGAGATGTTATGGTTATCTATATTACCACAAATCTTTTGAATGGCAAAAAATATATCGGAATGGATGGGAAAAACAATCCTAAATACTTAGGTTCCGGAACTGCTATAAAAAATGCTATTAAAAAGTATGGAAAAAATAATTTCAAAAAACAAATAATAGAACAATGCTCTTCATTGCAAGAATTGATTATCCGTGAAGAATACTGGTTGAACTATTATGACGCTGGAAATAATGACAATTTTTACAATATGCACAATCGTAGTGTTGGTGGACATTACTCATCTAATGTCATTAAAGAGAAAACCTCAAAGAAAAAAGAGAAATTTTGGAGCATTCAAATTCGTACCGATGTTAAAAAAGAATTGAATGACTATTGTAGAAATAACGGATATACTGTAATTGATTTTGTAGAAAATATAGTTAGAAATCATTTATCAAAAACTAATTCTTAATCATTTAACCGGAAGTTTAGGTGTTTCGTGAAAATAGCTCAATTGGCAATCATTGACCTATCAGTTTATAGGGGCATACATACATTCACTAAAAATATATCATCGCTTGATAGTGTTGATACTTTTTATTTTAACCCAAGTGAAACAAACAATTTCAAATCAGAATATCAAAACTGTTTAGATATTTCCGAAATGGGAATAGCTGAATTGAAAGATAAATTGGAAGGTTATGATATTGTTGTTTTGAACCTAAACAAATTTATCTATGATGTTGATGGTATTCAAAAAAGAAAACCAGAACATAGAGAAAGACTGATTGAATTGGCAAAGATGTATTGTCAGTTGAATACTATTACTGCATTCTTTGACCACGAGATATACCCGTATGAGGGCATGCATTTCAATACAATCTGTGTTCCGGCATTCATAAAGTATAGTGATTACTATTTGACATACACTCCTTTCTTTGTAGATGCCTTGAAAGAATATATTGGAATGAGAGGAACTTCAAACTATACTTTTCAAGTCGGTGGTTATATTGACATGAGTATTTATGACAAGTGGATTGAAAAATCATGGTTAGATAAAAAAGAATTACCATATATTTCAGAATGTGCTTACTATGCCAAATTCAAAGGACATGGAAACTTCAAACCAATAGTGGAAACAATGAGTAAGATGGGATTGAAAGACCTATCTGGTAAGAAATTGGTTCACATTGGAAATACATACTCACCCGAAAATTATTTCAATCATGTAAAGATATTGGCAGAACACGCGAATGTTTCTCGTAAAACTTTTAGTGATACATTTTTACCAGACTATGATTTGGATCCAACCTTATTCAAAGTTTTTGATAACCATAAACCCATGATACTTGCCGGAACATATACTATGGAAAGTATGATGGACTTTTTAACTGGTTGTAGATTCAGTATATCAACAACAAATACAAAAGTGCCTTTCTTTGGAATGTTTATTACACCAAGATTTGAATATGCTCAAATAGAGAAGAACTTGATGACAATTCCAATCTACGATAAAACATATGTTGATTTGTTTGAGGGGACAGAATTTCCTGAATTAGTTTTATCTTATGATATAAATGATTTGGAAAATTCATTAAAAAGTCTTATATTAGATATTCAAAGATTAGAACAAGATGAAGAAGAATATAACAGACGAAGATTGAGATTGATACGATTAACAGGAGATATGAATAAACTTGATAACTTTGTTCGTGATATGCAAACAATAGTTTCAAATGGTAAAAGAAATAAAGACGATTACTTGGAAGATTGGTTTAATTCTTCATTGGAACAGATGGGTTACAAATTCAAACCATACCGTAAAATGCTTATTAACATGAACGGTGTTTCAACAACTACAACACAAAAGTTTTTTAACATATAAAGGTTTCACATGGCAAAGAAAAAGATATTATTATTATCGGATGATATGAGACTAACATCTGGTATAGCAACTGTATCGAGAGATATGGTTATTGGAACGGTAAAAGATTTTGATTGGGTTCAGTTGGGAGCTGCTATAAATCATCCAGATAATGGAAAGGTATTAGACTTATCAGAAGATGCAAAGAAAATGACAGGAGATGAAACTGCAAACGTTAAGATATATTGCTATAATAGTTATGGCGATTCAATGATGCTTCGTAGAATCATAGAACAGGAAAATCCAGATGCTATTTTACATTTTACTGATCCAAGATTTTGGGGTTGGTTGTATAACATGGAACACGAGATTAGAACAAAAATTCCTTTATTGTATCTAAACATATGGGATGGTGCAGGTTTAGTCGGTGATACACCAACTGATCCAATGTGGAACAAAGAGGCGTATTCAAGTTGTGATTTGTTGATGGCAATATCAAAACAAACTTATGGCATAAATCATAGAATATTAAAAAGATTCGGTGAAGATATTCCACCTCACAGAATAACTTACGTTCCACATGGAATAGACACTGATATGTTTTTTCCAATAGAACCGGTAAAGTCTGAAAGAGAAATTGATTGGAATGAATTGCAAGAAGAAAGTAAAAAAATACGTGGTAACAATAAAAATAAATTTGTTGTGATGTGGAACAATAGAAATATTCATCGTAAACATCCAGGTGATGTAATTCTTGCATACAAACATATGTGTCAGCTTATTGATAAAAATGGAGGAAATGCATCTGAAGATTGTATTTTACTTATGCACACACAACCAATTGATCACAACGGAACTGATTTAGTTGCACTTGTTGGTGAGTTATGCAATGAATATAATGTTTTATTTGATGATAAAATAGTTCCATCTAATAAATTAAATGTTCTGTATAATTGTGCAGATGTTGTTGTTAATATGGCGTCTAATGAGGGATTTGGATTGGGAACCGCTGAGGCAATTGCAGCTGGAACTCCAATAGTTGTTAATGTAACAGGTGGTTTGCAGGATCAATGTGGGTTCATAAATCCAGAAACAAACAAATATTTTACTGCAGATGATTACATAAATATTCACACACTACATAGAAAAGATGTTTGGGGTGACATACATCATGGTGAATGGGTAAAACCTGTTTGGCCATCTAATATATCGGTTCAAGGTTCTGTTCCAACACCATATATTTTTGATGACCGTGCAGACTTTAGAGACATTGGAAATGCTTTATATGAGTGGTACATTGTACCAAAAGAAGAAAGAAAATCTTGTGGATTAAAAGGTAGACAATTTATATCAAATCCAGAAGTTGGTATGTCCAGAAAAGTTATGGGCGAAAGGGTATCTAAAAGTATAAAAGATACATTAGATAATTTCAAACCAAGAAAAAAATTTAGTTTACATTTAGCATAAGGATTTTATATGAGTTATAGACCAAAATTAGTTTTTTGTGGACCGGTTGCAACTATGAGTGGATATGGATCACATGCAAGAGATTTAGTTCATTCATTGATAGATATGGATATGTTTGATATTAAAATCATGTCAATAAATTGGGGTGAAACACCAATGAATGCATTGAATCCAAATAATCATCTTGATAAAAAAATATTAGATAGAATTTTACCAGGACAACTGACAGAACAACCAGATATATGGATGCAGTGTACAATCCCAAATGAGTTTCAAAAAGTTGGTAAATACAATGTTGGCATAACTGCAGGAATTGAAACAGATATATGTGATGCGAGTTGGATAGAGGGATGTAATCGAATGGATTTGGTTATAGTTCCATCTAAACATTCTAAAAAAGTTTTTGAAGATAGTAAATTTGAAAAGAGAGATAAAAATACACATCAAGTTATCGGTGCTGTGGAGTTACAAGTTCCTGTTGAAATTCTACACGAGGGGTTCAGAGAAGAAATATACAACAAGGATGCAGAGTTAGATTCTGATGTTGTTGGTTTATTGGATGAAATTAAAAATGATTTTGCATTTTTATTTGTAGGTCATTGGATGAAAGGGGATTTTGGTCAAGATAGAAAAGATGTTTCTGGATTGATATACACTTTTTTTGAAACATTTGGAGATACACAAAACCAACCCGCATTGATATTAAAAACTTCTGCAGGAACTTTTTCTGTATCAGACAGATCTAGAATTATTGAAAAAATAAATTTGATAAAGAGTATGTCCAAGAAAAAAGTTCTGCCACCTGTTTATTTGTTACACGGTGATTTAACAGACGAACAGATGAATACATTGTACAATCACCCAAAGGTTAAGGCATTTGTTTCTTTTACAAAAGGTGAGGGTTATGGAAGACCTATTGCTGAATTTGTTACAACAGGAAAACCAGTCTTAGTTTCTGGTTGGAGTGGTCAAACTGACTTTGTTGATGAAAAGTTTCATACTCTTTTGAAAGGAGAGGTAAAGGAAGTTCATTCTAGTGCGATTTGGGAAGGAATAATAAATGCCGGAACTAATTGGTTCACAGTAGATTATCAATCAGCCGCTAAAAAGTTACAATCTATGAAACAAAACTATAATCAACATTTAACAAGTTCAAAACTATCATTGAAATATTTTCATAAAAAATGGTCATATTCTGCAATGGTTGATAATTTTAAGAAAATGTTAGAAGAAAGATTGCCAAAATTTTCCGAAAAGGTTGCATTAAACTTACCAAAGTTAAATGCATTACCAAAATTGACTACTCTAAAAAAAGAGGATTAAAATGATTTCATACACAATAACGGTTTGTAACGAAGATAAGGAATTGGATGAACTACTGTTATTCCTGAATCAACATATAAAAGATGATGATGAAATCGTTTTACAAATGGACAGTATGAATGTCACATCAAAGGTTAGATGTGTTATAGATAATCACCGGAATAAAACAAAAAATCTCACGGTTATAGAGTTTCCATTAGACAAAGATTTTTCTTCTTTCAAAAATAATTTGAAGAATCATTGTACAAAAAAATGGATATTCAATATAGATGCAGATGAAATTCCGTCTGAAATTTTAATCAAAAATATACATGATATATTGGAATATAATGATAACATCGATCTTATATTGGTTCCAAGATGGAATACCGTTGATGGTATAACGGATTATCATATAAAAAAATGGGGTTGGAATTTGGATAAACAAAACCGTGTGAATTGGCCGGATTATCAAACAAGAATATACAAAAATAGTGAAAACATTTATTGGAGAAATAAAGTTCACGAAAGGATTTTTGGTTTTGATAAATATGCAAATCTACCGGATGATGAATCATATTGTCTTTATCACAAAAAAAGCATAGAAAGACAAGAAACTCAAAACTCATTTTATGAAACAATTGGGAAATAATTAGAATGAAAGATTTAATAGTAACAACTATAAGTGAAAATTATGTTTGGACTGATATTAACAATTGGATTAGCTCATTAAAAAATACAACATATTCTGGTGATATTCTTGTTATAGCATATAACTTTGAAGATAATCATTCTCATTTAGAAAAATTGAGAGATATGGGTGTAACTATATTGGCACCAAATAATACATTTCGTGGTGAGATAGAAAATAAATTTGTTTGGCACTCTGGAGAAGTGAACCCTTCAAATGCAAACAAACTTATACATAATGTTAGATTGTTCCATCTTTGGCAATACTTTAATGAAACAAATTTAGATAAAGGTTACGATCGAGTTATATTTACAGATGGTAGGGATGTATATTTTCAAACAAATCCATCAGACTGGCTGGATTCTAATATGAAATCGGATGTAATAGTTCCATCCGAGGCGGTTACATATGAAAATGAACCTTGGAATAGAAATAATCTTTTGAGTAATTATGGTCCATATTTGTATGAATATCTTCTAAAAGAAAAGTCTGCGTGTAATGTTGGAACATTTGCTTGTAAAGCCGATATTGTTAGAGATTTATGCTTAATACTATATTTGATGTCAAACAATACTGGTCATGCCGACCAACCTTCATTTAATATAATCACAAACACTTTATTGAAAGATAAGTCACAATGGGTAGACTACAACGATTCTTGGGCACTGCAGATAGGAACAATAGTAAATGAATTGGATAAATATGTTGATACAAAAGACGGATTACTATATCCAAAAAATTCATCAACACCGTATTCATTAGTTCATCAGTATGATAGGATTCCTCATTTGAAAAGTTTTGTGGATAAAAAATTCAATCAGATAGATGATAGGATGTTATCATTCATCATTCCATACCGGAATAGAGAAAATCATCTTTCAAAATTACTACCAAGATTAAAACAAGTTCTTGCTGGTAAGAACTATGAAATAATAATTGCAGAGCAAAATGATAATGAAAAGTTTCTGTTGAGTTCATTGTATAACATTGCATACAAATATACAAGTGGAGATACAATTGTGTTTCACGATGTAGACTATTATCCGTCTGATAATGTTGTTTATGACACCGATAATGATAAACCATTTTATCCTGTTGGTAAGTTAGTATTCTTGGATGAAAACGATAAACAGAGATCAATTGATGATATACCAGATGGATATAGAAATTTTCACAATACAGTTGGTGATCATGCCGGTGGAGTTTTTGTATTACCGAAAAATGTTTTTGAGAAGATAGGGGGGTTCAATCCATATTATCGAGGTTGGGGTAAAGATGATGATGATACGAAAACTAGAGTTAGAATAAATGGATATGAATGGAACAGAAACAATCAAGGACTGTTTTATGCATTATACCATGAAGATAGTAAACCAGAAGATAATGATAATGATTTTATCCGTAACCATGAAATACTCTATAAATTTAAAGAGTATTTGAAATATGGGTATAAAGATGTATCGGCAGATGTTGAAGTATTTCAAGTTGATGATAAAACAAAATGGTTGAAAATAAACAATTTTAAATACACAGAAACGGGATTAAATTGAAATGAAATCATACCAAGATATTGTTGGATTTTTTAATTATGAAAAAATATACTATGATAATGTTATGAGCGCATATGATGGTGATGTATTTGTTGAAGTTGGAAGTCTTTGGGGACGCAGTGTAATTTACATGGGACAGGCGTGTAAACAGTTCAATAAGAATATAAAAATTTATGCAGTTGATTATTGGGATTACAGAGGAGTTCCAGAGTTAATGACTCCTGGTTTGGATCCATCTGGATTGGATTATGAAAAAGATGGTCCAGATTGTTTATATGATTCATATTTAAAAAACTTAAAGGATTGTGGTGTAGATGATATTGTTACATCTTTAAGGTTATCATCAGAAGATGCTAGCAAAACGTTTGATGACGATTCCGTAGATTTTATTTTCATAGACGCTAATCATACATATGAAAGTGTAATGAATGATTTAAAGTGCTGGCATAAAAAAATAAAACCAGGAAAAATAATATCTGGACACGATTACGATTGGGATGGTGTTAGAACTGCTGTTAATGATTTTTTTGGAGAAGGTAATATATCAACCTACAACACATCGTGGATATATCAAAAACCAGTTTTTGATATTGATTCCGAATCTATTAAAAAATACAATCAATATAATTTATACACAAACATATGATAAAAAAATGAATTTGAATTTAATATCAAAATATTTTATACCACATCGAGTTTTAGATATTGGTGCAAATATAGGAGAGTTTCATAAAGAATTTAAAACTATTTATCCAAATAGCTATGTATTCAGTATAGAGGCATCTAGAGAATGTGAATCCGAATTGAAAAAAATAACAAACGATTATTTGATAGCACTTCTTGCAAAAGATACCTCTATTTATCAATTTTATAGTAGAAAAGGAAACCCAACATGCACAGGTAATTCTATTTATAGAGAACTAACTCATTTCTATTCGGATGATCAAATAGATATTCTTGAAATTGAAAGTATGACCTTGGATGATATATTCACCGAAGATTCAGAGTTTGATGTCATTAAAATAGATACACAAGGATCTGAATTGGATATTATTTCTGGTGGAAATAAATTGTGTAGTAAGGCAAATGGTATGATATTGGAAGTATCTTTGACTCCATATAATCAGGATGCACCTTTATATGATGAGGTTTTATCGTTTATGGATAATTTTGGATTCATAGCCAAAGAAATACTAGATGAATCTTTTAATAACGGTTCACATCAACTTGATATTTTATTTATTAAGAAAGAGATTAAAAAATGAAAATACTAGTAAAGACAATGGGATTTATCGGTGACAATATATTTGCTACACCGATTGCAAAAAAATTAAAAGAGAAACACGGAAATGATTGTGTAGTTGATTTTCATATATCAATACTTGCACCGTTTGAATTGATACATAATAGTCCATATATTGATAATGTTTATACAAGTGCACCGGATGAAGATGGATATGATATTGTTCATAGACTGAACCCAATACATAGAAAAGAAACGCCAATTATTCAATTGCAAAAACAATGTGGTATAGAAAACCCAACAACTGATTATGAAGTTTATACAAATTCTGCAATAGATTCATTGGTTAGTGCGGCATTTATTGAACACAGAAAAAACAATAAACTACTTTTGGCTTTTCAATTGAATTGGGAAGAAAAAACTTTTATATTCACAGAAGAAGAATATAAAAAAGGTATTGATGTTCCAGGAAAAGGATATGGCGGTAAACATAGAAATATTGATTTCATTTTGAATGAACTAAATAAAAATCCAAACTTTATATTGATTCCTGTTGGTAAACCAAATGGCTATGATCAAAGAGTTACCGATGTGACGTGTGTTAGTGAATTAACATTAACAGCATCAGTAATAAAAGAATGTGATTGTTTTATAGGAACGGAAGGTGGTCTATCTAATATAGCAGCAGGAGTTGGAACCAAAACAATACTCACTGGAGATTTTGTTCACCAGTTGTATGGGTGGAACGGTGTTATTGAAAAAAATGAAGATCCAAAATTAGGACCAATATTTTATTTTCCAGAATTTGGCCATGTCACACTAAATCCGTATATTACAGACCGAGAAGTTGTTGATAGTATAAACAAACACTTAATTCCTTGATTGTAATTTTAAATGATAATATGATAAAAGAAATAGAAAATTGGTTAATTGAATACATTACAACAAATAAAATGGATTGTTTTGTTGTTGGTATAAGTGGTGGAATTGATTCCGCATTGGTTTCCACTCTTTGTGCACAAACTGGAATAAAAACATATGTTATTAGTATGCCAATACATCAGAAATCATATCAACTCCAAAGGGCAAGAAATCATGCAAAATGGTTAGTGGATAGATATTCAAATGTAAAATTTTTAGAATTTGATTTGACAGATGTTTTTGATTTATTTTCTTCTTTGTTTACAGATAAAAAAGAATTATCACTTGCAAACTCTAGGTCTAGATTAAGAATGGTAACTCTCTATCAAATAGCAGGTGACAATCACGGATTGGTAGTTGGAACCGGAAACAAAGTTGAAGATTTTGGAATAGGATTTTTTACCAAATATGGCGATGGTGGTGTTGATATTTCTCCAATTGCTGATTTAACAAAAACGGAAGTTAGAATAACTGCAAAAGAGTTGGGTATAATAGATGAAATACTTAAAGCAAAGCCAACAGATGGTTTATGGGAAGATGATAGAAGTGATGAAGATCAAATCGGAACATCCTATGAATATTTAGAGTGGGCTATGGAATTTGATGGTAATTTAAATGAATGTTCCGATGAACAAAAGAGAGCGTTTGAAATTTTTAATAAATTGAACAATTTGAATAAACATAAAATGGTTTCGATACCAATTTGGAAAAAAAATAAATAAGGAGTTTTATATGAATGTAGGTTTTATTGGTTTAGGAAAACTTGGTCTTCCATGTGCACTTGCTGCTGAAAATCACGGTCACACAATATATGGATATGATATTGATGATAATGTTAAAAATATTTTAGATACAAAAAAATTACCTTACAGAGAAGAAGGTGCTCATGAATTATTACAAAATCACAATATAAATTGGTGTAGTATTTCGGATGTAGTTTCAAATTCAGATATTATTTTTGTCCCAATTCAAACCCCACATGATCCGAGATATGAGGGAACAACTAGATTACCGGAAGAAAGAATTGATTTCGATTATAGTTGGTTGAAATCCGGAATGAAATCACTTGCCAAAGAAATTGAATCACAAGGTAAAGATAAAATTGTTGTCATAATATCTACCGTTTTACCTGGAACAGTTCGTAGAGAAATAAAACCTTTATTGAATAGTCATGTAAAACTTTGTTACAATCCTTTCTTCATTGCAATGGGAACAACTATAAAGGATTTCTTATATCCAGAATTTGTTTTGTTTGGGGTTGATGATGAAGGTGCTTATGAAAAGGCAAAAGAATTTTATTCAACGTTACATAACAAACCAATTTACAAATGTACTATTGAAGAAGCCGAAATGATTAAGGTTACTTACAATACATACATAACAATGAAGATATGTTTAGCAAATGTTGTAATGGAGGCATCACATAAATTGAATAATATAAATTGTGATAATGTTATGAATGGTTTATTTATGGCAACCGAAAGATTGATTAGTCCAAAATATCTTTTAGGTGGAATGGGTGATGGCGGTGGTTGTCATCCTCGTGATAACATTGCATTATCATGGCTAGCGAAAGAGTTGAACATGAGTTATGATTGGTATGAGAATCTAATGATATGCCGTGAAAATCAAACAGAATGGTTGGGTGATTTGTTTATAGATGAAATGAATAAAAACAGTTTACCTGGAGTTATTTTAGGAAAGTGTTTTAAAAAGGAAACTAACTTGACGGTTGGAAGTCCGTCTATATTATTAAAAAATTTGTTAGATGAAAGGGGTGTAAATGTTGATATGTTTGATCCTTGGATAGATGATGGGGTTGCTCCATTAGATGAACCAAAAGTCTATTTCATCGGCACAAATCACGATATTTTTATTAACTACAATTTTCCGAAAGGTTCTGTTGTAATAGATCCATGGCGTTTTATCAAACACAAAGATGGAATAAATGTAATTCATGTTGGGATTAGTTAATCATGGATGTAAAAAACTATTTTATTATACCACTTGGAAAATGTAAAGGTGGTTCAAGAAATGAAGATTACACCGATGTATATTCATTATATGAAGAAATGGTTTCCATTCAAATACAAAGTGTAGTACAGAATGTAAAAAATGTAGATAGAATAATAATAGTTTCCGGTGAATATGAAACAACAGAGGAACTATTCTATGAAGTCTTTAAGAGAGCATATGAACTTTGGAACAATGAGGAATGTAACATATTATGTTCTGGTGCAGATGTTTTATTCATAAAGGATGTTGATATATTTGGTAAATACGAAGACTTTACATTATTTGGACCAAACGCGGGTGATGCAGTTATAGATGATGTTCCAATATCACTTGATAGTTTAAGATATTTTCCGTCATCAATGGAAAAGAATATATTTGATATGGGAATGGATTTGTGGAATGAACAAATTTCAAATTATTTATCTGATGATAAAAAAATAAGTTGGGAATTTGAAATGTTTGTCTTTAACAAAATGTTTTATACACAAAGGAATGGAAAGTATCTTGATTCAAATTTGACATTTAATCATTTAGAACAATCAAAAAAATATCACAGACTAATGGTTGAGGGGTTTGTAGAAAATATATGGAATCCATGTTCGATAGATGATGCATCGGTGTTAATATTCTCAGCAACAAGAGGTCATTTGAATCAATTAAATAAAATGAAAACATATCATAATCAATATAACAATAAAACCGATTGAGGTAATTATGGCTAATAAAATACATCCACTTGCATTTGTAGATTATTCAACTGTAAAACTTGGTAATAGTAATATCATAGGTCCTTATTGCTACATAACAGGTGATACCGAAATAGGTGATAATAACATATTTCAATCGCATTGTGTTATTGGAACACAGGCGGAACATCGTGATTACATGAGAGATAATCCAGGAAAAACATATATTGGTAATAACAATATATTCAGAGAGTTTACAACTGTTCATGCAGGTAGTTCGGATGAAACGGTTTTATCAGATTATATTGTTATGTTAAGAGGAAGTCATGTCGGACATGACAGTTATATTGGAAAAAAAGTAAATTTATCTTGTAATGTTTTAATAGGTGGACACTCTCATATAATGGATGGTGTAAACTTTGGGTTGGGTAGTATGTGTCATCAGTTTAGTGTTATTGGTGCATATTCTATGATAGGAATGGGATCTGTTATTACAAAAACGAACAAAATAGAACCTGGAAAAATATATGTTGGATCACCCGCAAGATTTCTCAAAGAGAATAAAATCGGTTTAGAAAGAAATAATATACAAGAATCTGATTTACTCGATTTGAATTTTGCTTTTAATGCTTTACATAAAAATAGGAATTGAAATGAATAAAAATTTAGTGAGTTTTTTAACTCCGGTTAGAGCAACTGCTGGAACGTTCATAGAAGACTATTCTTTGGAACAAAATAATGGATTGATTGGTTTGGATTTAATGATAAAAAGTATTTATGAAAATTCAAAACACAAATCTACTGGAGAATTTTCTTTTGAAATAATACTAAAAATAGATGAAGATGATTGTGATATGATAAGTCATGTAGAAAATAATTACACCGATGTTGATTATGTTAAGTGGATTATCAGTAAAAGAAATTCATCCAGTAAAAATGCCCACTATGAGATAATTCATTTGTGGTTAGAGGAATGTTTTAATGTATCGAAGCCATCAAAATATTATTGGTTATGGAATCATTCAAATAGGATAATTTCAAATGATTGGGATGATATTTTATTCCATAATGAAGTTATTGATATTCCACTACACCCTACACATCCTAATAGACGTGGTGGAAATTTATTCCCAATAATATCTGAATACCTCGTTGATAAACATGGAACTGTTTGTGGATCATCTCCTTTTGATTTATATTGGGAAAGCCATTATAGACTTGGAAGTAAAATAGATAATATAATACTATACTGTTAAGGGATAAAAATGATTAAAGTAATATACAGAATATCAGACTTTGGTTACAACAAAGTAAAACCGTTATACATTAACAATGCAAATTGTCTACAAAATGCAGTAAGAGTTTTTGGAAAAGAAAACTTCCATGTTATTGCAGATAATATATCGGAAAAAACAAAACAAATAGTTTGGGATTGTGATATAGAAGATGGACAGATTGATTATGTTTCTGTTGGTCATGGTGCAGGGACTTTTAATTTGGCATTGGATTGGGCATTGAAACAAGATGAAGAAACGCTTGTTTATTTCCTTGAAAATGATTATATTCACAAATCAAATTCAGATAAGATATTATTGGAAGGAATTGAATTGGGTGCAGACTATGTTAGTCTTTATGACCATCCCGATAAGTACATTCCAGCAAATCGTGGTGGTAATAAGTTTGTTGATGATGACGGTGGTGAGATAACAAAAATATATTTGTCTGAATCTTGTCATTGGAAATTGGCAAATAGCACAACAATGACTTTTGCTGGTAAGGTAAAGAGTTTGAGGCGAGACGAACATATACTTCGTAAGTGGACAAACATGGGACACTACCCAAGAGATTTTGATATGTTTTTAGAATTAAGACAGAATGGAAGTGCATTGATGACACCCATTCCTGGTTTTTCAACTCATGGTGAAACGGCATGGTTATCACCATTAACTAATTGGAGTGATGTATGATAAATTTAATTGATCACGAATGGCGTTGGTGGTCACAACACGGAGAAGATGGTGTTCTTGAAAAGATATTTGAAATAGTTCCACCTAAAAATAAACAATTTATTGAAATAGGTGCACATTTTCACGAGGCAAATTGTTTAAAGTTGCAACAACATCGAGGGTGGAAAGGTTTTTATTTTGACGATTTCCATGAATTTCTACCATTGGGATTTGTAAAGGCATGGATAACAAAAGAAAATATAAATAATGTTTTTGAGCAGGTTCACAATGCTGGAATATCAAAAGACTTGGATATTTTATCAATAGATGTGGATGGTGTTGATTTTTATTTGTGGAACGAATTGGATGAGTCTTGGAAACCTTCATTGGTAATTGTTGAGTGTACACATCAACCGGAAGAAGAAAGATTTGCAGATAAAGTAATCAAATATGATGCAAATTTTAGATGGGACAATACAATTTATGCGGGAGCAAGTGCACAAGCATGGGTTAATCTGGCAAAACATAAAGGTTATTCTCTGATACATATTGAAAAGTCTGGCATCAATATGTTCTTTTTAAGAAATGATTTAGTGAACGGTCAATTTTTGTATACTAATGATTTGGAAAAACTTTTGGAACAAGTTGATAGTAAACCGTATGATCCAGATAAATTGAATCGTGAATATGTAACTAGCAAAGAAGTAATAGAAAATAAATTACAAGGTTAATACAAATGATTTCAGTAATAATCCCATCGTATAGAAATCCAAAGTGTTTAGACATTTGTTTGAAGTCTGCATTAGAAAATCAAACTTATGAGAACGAAATAATAGTTGTCATAGATGGATTTGTTGAAGAATCACAACACATCATTGATGAATATAGTAATAGAGTTTCATTTATACCATTAGACCAAAACTCTGGTATGCAGTATGCACTAAATGTTGGAACATACAATGCAAACAATGAGTGGATTTTGATTGTTAATGATGATAATGTTTTTCCGAAAGATTGGGACACTATTCTTGAAAAAGACTTTGAGGATAAGTTAGTCATAACTCCAAATCAAATAGAGAGAACACCGAGTATATTTAATTTTGTTACACTTGACTTTGGTGATGTGAATAACTTTGATTTTAAAAAATATACCGAAGAAGAACAAAAATATCGTCAAGATTTATCAACTACTGATGGGGAGATATTTCCTTTCATAATGCAAAAGAAATATTATATGGCCGTTGGTGGATTTGATACAATATATGATTCACCCTTTATATGTGATTGGGATTTCTTTCTAAAATTAGAATTGATTGATTTGAAGTTTACCAGAAGTAGAAAATTAAACTTCTATCACTTTGGAAGTATGGCTACAAAAAATGGTTCTGAATCTGACAGGTTTAAGAAAAGTGAAATTGATGCAGTGAATACTTTTACATATAAATGGGGATTTAAACCTTTTAGAACAAAAGAAAATTCACATTCACCAAAAGGAAATACTATTAAAGGAATAATATATGAATGATAAAACTATATTGATTACCGGAGGTGCCGGTCTATTGGGTGCTAGACTTTGTGATTGGATAGTGAAATATCATCCAGAATATACGGTTGTTTCTGTTGATAATTTATCCGGTGGTTATATTGATAATGTTAATAGTGATGTTATTTTTTACCAATCAGATTGTGTTGATAGAAAACAGATAGATGATATATTCAATAGACACAAACCAACGTATGTTTATCATTTGGCTGCGTATGCAGCAGAAGGATTATCACCGTTCATACGATGTTTTAATTATGAGAACAATCTTCTTGCTACTGCTAATATAGTCAATAACTGTATCAAACATGATGTGAAAAGATTGGTATTCACATCAACTATGGCAGTCTATGGACACGGTAATCCACCATTCGATGAATCACATCAACCTGCACCGATTGATCCATATGGTGTTGCTAAGTTTGGTTGTGAACAAGACATTCAAATTGCCGGTGAACAACATGGTTTGGATTGGTGTATAATCAGACCACACAATGTTTATGGTATTAAACAGAACATTTGGGACAAATATAGAAATGTTCTTGGGATTTGGATGTATCAAGTTCTCAATCATAAACCAATGACCATTTATGGTGACGGTAATCAAGTTCGTTCATTCAGTTATATCGATGATTGTCTTGAACCACTTTGGAAGGCAGCAGTGGATTCTCTTGCTTCAAAACAGATAATAAATTTAGGTGGAACAAAAGATTACAGTATAAACGAAGCTAATGATATTCTAAAATCAGTTATTGGTTATGGTGAAACGATATATCTTGAACCAAGACATGAAGTAAAGTATGCACATCCAACTTGGAAAAAGTCTGTTGATTTGCTTGATTATTCGGATAACACTTCGCTTGAAGATGGATTGAAACAGATGTGGGATTGGGCAAAAGAACAACCTATGCGTGAACAATTCATTTGGAGTGAATATGAATTGGAAAAGGGTATTTATTCATTTTGGAAAAATAAGTGAGGTGATATGAAAACGATAGGAATAATCGGTCAAGGTTTTGTTGGTAACTCTGTAAATCAAGGGTTAAAAAATTATTTTAATATAGAAACATATGATACCATTCAAGAAAAAAGTACGGTAAACAATATAGATGAATTGTTCTATAAGTCAGAGGTCATCTTTGTGTGTTTACCAACACCAATGAAATCCTCCGGTGAGTGTGACATTAGTATAATCGAATCTGTATTCAACGAATTAAATTCTATTGGGAATAAAATTGTTATACTGAAATCAACTGTTCCTCCGGGAACTTGTGATGAACTCGCTAAAAAATATGAAAATTTAGATGTTGTATTTAATCCAGAGTTCCTAACAGAGGCAAATGCAGTTCAAGATTTCATAAACCAAGATAGGATTGTTTTAGGTGGAAGTAGTGATGAAACTTTATCTTACGTTGAATCTTTATTCAAAATTGCATTTGAAATCGTTCCAATAATAAAAACAAATAGAAAAACTGCTGAAATGGTTAAGTATGTTACAAATTGTTTTTTGGCAACGAAAGTATCTTTTGCTAATAACATCTATGACATTTGTGATAAGTCTGATATAAACTATGATGAAATGATAAATATTGTTAAATTGGATAAAAGAGTTGGGGATAGTCATTGGAAAGTACCCGGACCAGATGGAGATAGAGGATATGGTGGTCATTGTTTTCCAAAAGATATGGGTGCTTTGGTTTACTATTCATCAAATATTGGTGCATACCCAACATTGATACACACTGCAATTCAGGTAAATGACTGTGTTCGTAAAAATAGAGATTGGGAAAATATGAAAGGAAGGGCAGTTTCAGATCAATAAAACAAAATCAAATACATATTTATAGTTAGAAAATAAATTTTAATTTTTTGGAGCATAGGGATGCATGAAATAGCAAGCACACTAGTTGCGATTCAGACACAATTACGATTCTTTCATTGGCAAACTAAATCATATGCCCGTCATCAGGCATATGGTGGAACATACGGTGCAATGGATGGATTGATTGACAATTTCGTTGAAGTTCTAATGGGTAAGTATGGTAGAGTCCCAGCACTTCCATTTAAACTTTACAACAGAAATGAGAAAGATATTATGGCATTTATAGATGAAACTGTTTCTTACTTATTGAATTTGGACAATGTTCTGAACACACAAACTGATACAGACTTACTCAATATTCGTGATGAAATGGTTGCAGAATTTAATAAACTTCGTTATTTAATTACATTAAAGTAAAACTAATTGAAAGGTGGTTATTATGAGTAAAGAGAACAAAAATCAAAAATCAACAGGTTTAGGTGATACTGTTGCTAAAATTACAAACACATTTGGATTGGATAAGGTAGCAGAGGCAGTTGCAAATGCAGTTGGTAAAGATGATTGTGGTTGTAATAAAAGACGCCAAAAATTGAATGATATGTTTCCGTATAAAAAATGACACCCAAAAATATACATAAAATTGCAGATAAGTTAGGTATATCTTGGGATGGTGATAAAACATTTATGGCATGGTGTCATTCAGTTGTTGGAAAAGAACATTTAGATGATATGAATGAAGTTGAACTGATTATGATATACAATAGATTGAAGAATGGGAAATACCCCATGGAGTTTATATCAAATGGCTAATATAAATCATATATCACCCGAGGAACTCTCTAAAATAATGAAGCCAGGTGCAGCAGGTATTTTAACCATGACTGAATCTGGAGAATTTCTTTTAACCAAGAGAACATCTAAGGCACACTATTTGGGTGGTCACTGGTCAGTTCCTTCTGGTGAAGCTGATGTTAATAACTTCGAGTCAATGGAGCAATGTGCCCGTAGAGAATTTTTTGAAGAAACCACTCATCAAATACATCCCAATGAAAAACTCATTTGTATAGATAGATACTTTACAGATAATAGAATGTATTTTCTTTTTATCTATAAAGTGAAAAAAAGATTTTTTGTTAAAATAGATTGGGAACATGATGATGTAAATTGGTTTACAAAAGACAATCTACCACATCCAATATCTTCACAAATTTACGATGCAATACAAAGAATCTGATATTTATTATTATGAAAAATAACAAAACATATAAAGCTCTTAAAGACGCAAAGTATATTATGGATATGATGAAAGAAGATGTTTTCGGACATAGAGTTACGTCATATTCACCAAAAGATACACTTCGTTTGAAAAATAAACTAATGCAACCCACAACTGATTCTGAAAAAGAAATGTTTGTTGCAATGGTTGAACCTCTGATGAAACGAAAAACATACATATCTCCGGATAAGGATGCATTTCTCGATTCATTTGTTGATTTAGATACACGAGTTAGTCAGAAAGATTTCATTCAACCTGAAGATGAAACCGATGAATTAGATTATTTGTTTGGTGGCATTGAAGATATTTTGAGTGATGATGAATAATTTGCTTTTTAATTTGAAATAATTTTAGTATATTTGTATATTCTCTGTTAGAGATATTGGAGATTGTAATGAACCCAATTAAACGAATCATAATCGAAGAAACTGCTAAAGTTTTGAGAGAAATGAAAGATAGAAAAAAAGTAAGTAGTGTTAAATCTAATTTATACGAAGCAATTAAAACATCGGAAATTGTGAAGAACAATCCGAAAAAATATAGAGTTGCAAAAAAACTTATTGCCATAAGTGAAAACAAATTTATCAAAGAGAGAAATCGTCTGAAAGAAGAACATGGCCCAGAAGACGAATCAGAAATGGCAAAGGCACAATTAGCTGCAATAATAGAGAAGTCCACAGAGTTACATAGAATGTTAGATGGTGTAACACAACTTGAAGATTGGTTACAATATAAATTATCAATAGCAGAAAATTATATCGATGCAATTCACGGTTATATCAAATACTTTAATGGAGAAGATGATATGGAACATGAAAGACCAGATGAAGATGAAATGCAATGGGATGATGTTGAAGAAGAAGACTTCAATGATGAAGATGCTGAATACTTTGATGATGAAGAAGACTTTGAAGACTTCGATGATTTTGAAGACGATTATGATGAAGAAGATTTCGATGAAGAAGATGAATATTTTATTTAAATAAAAAGGTAATAAATGAGTTTCGTTCCATTTGTATTCATAGATGATTGGAAGATGATTTCCCACTCCGGTGAATATTTGAACATAACAGATAAAGATTTAAAAAATTACCGTGAAAATGGATTGACCGATTCAGAAATAAAAGCAATGGCATATTCGTATCTAACATCCCTTTCAATATCAGATTTACAAAAACCATCATTCCAAGATTATGAATTTTGATACAAGAACTGTTATAGATCTGATTAAATTGGATCAAGAATTATTAGAAGATTTAAGATATACTATTGCAGAAGAACAGAGATTTTCTGAAAATATTGAACAATACGATTATGATGTTTTTGTTGATTCAATATCACCATTGATAAAAGATATATTAAAAAAATTTATCAAAACGAAATTAAAATCAATCGAACTACCTATACTCAAAGGTATTGTTAGTATAGATAATATAGACTATAAAATATTTGTAAATGAAATACAAAAATAACAAATGAGGTTTTTATGAATACGGAGAATAAGTTTTTTGAGTTCCTTTCGATTGGAATAATTACTCCCATATTATATGTCATTTATTCCGTAGTTACTGTGTTGTTCACGTTTATGTTAGGACTTCCTATTGCTATTGGTGTATATTTGATAAAATTGGCAATGAATTTTATTTTCAATGTAGGGGGTCTTTTTTATGCCAGTTTATGATTTCAAATGTGGTAAATGTGGAAATACAAACGAATACTATGTTAAATCATTTGATGGTTGTCCTGAAAAATGTTTTTGCGGTAAGAGTAAAAAATTAAAAAAAGTAGATTCATTTTCTTCGAGTAAACCAATATTGAAAGGAAATGGATTTTACGAAACAGATTACAAAAATAAGTGAGGTGGTTATGAATTATCCCAAACACAGAATGGGAAAGGATATTGTGGTTAGACTTGCACCACAAGTTGGCGTTATGGAATGTGAGTATAGACATTTGATTAGGGCATTTGGACAACCAACATTCTCAACTGAATCAGGTGATGATTTTGACGGTGTAGAAAAAGTCGCCTGGCATATTGAATTTGAAACAGGTCATGTTGCTAAAATATCAGATGTTCGTCCATTTGGTTTGCATGAAATACAAATTACAAGTATAAAAGAATGGAAAGTAAACGCACACGATGAAACAGTATATGAATGGATTAAAGATAAAATTAGAAATGCCAACCCAATGGGTTAATTTTTGTTTTGATCTTATCTTCAAATTTGTTATATTAGTATAGTTAATAATTTTCAAAAGGAGTTTAGACAATGAGATATATCATTGCCTTATTCCTCGCAGTTGGCGTATTAACTGCGAGTGATACCAAACCACACTTACTTAAATCAATAGTTAGTGGTGGTAATGGTAATGCAACAATTGGACAAGTTGTTGCTGGTTTCAAGAATAGGTTTCATATTGGTATTCGTGTTCCAAATAGAGTAGCACTTTCCGTAGAAGAAACTAGAAATGTTGATGGTTTGGTTTATCCGAACCCGTGTTATGGCGTTGCAACTGTTGGTATGGACGATGTTAAATCAATTCAAGTATCTGACCTGTATGGTAAGTTTCTAACAGAGGGGATTGATGTTTTTACCAGAACTATCACATTCACAAATCGTGGTGTGTATATTGTTAGAGTTACAACAAACTCTAATGTTACTTATTCAACAACTATCATTTACTAATTTTTAAGAGGTTTTATTACAATGCGTTATTTTATTTTGGCACTTGCTG